GGATATTATATATCTTTATATTATTTGGTGTGTCTATTACACTGCCATTATACAGATACAACCTATCCATAACTGTTACGCCATCTACTACCTTAGTAGGCCAGTAGCGCAGTAATCTGTTATGTATTTTACGGTTCGCCTGCAAATCAAGTGTAGCAGGCCCTACAAAGTCTTGTTCAATATACACCTGCTACTCCTTTACTTTATGTTTGATTCAAATAATCAACCGCTGTAGTCCACTTAGCCAACGCAGCACTTGCGTCATCGACCAACGCAGCTTCTTCACTACTTAGTAACATACTTACCATTGTAGCAGAACTATTAGCAACATGTTGTCTGGTGTTATCATCAAACCCTTTCTTTTGTCTTTCTGCCACTTGTGTTTGCCAGTAGCTTAGTCCAGTAGCATCACCAGTAGTTGCGTTAGTTAACCACCCTGTAGCTCCGTCTATTGCTGGTAGCACAACTCCATTTTGTCTATATGCAGTTGCATAACCATTGTACACATTAGCTTGGGACATTTTAATTGTCTCTACTTTTGTACCATAAGCACTGTACGCACCATTTGGAAGTATTGTTGGCATCAACCCGTAGTCCCATGTACTCACACCATAATCTCTGTATAGTTCACCCTGAGCTTTCCATCCTGCCATTATTTTTAAGTCTTTATCAGCATCCACATTTTCTATATCAGACTCTATTTTAACAATTTGTGCAGTTGTTAGCCTTGTGTCTTCTTTCAGTTTAGTCAGTACATACTCCGCATCTCTGTTTTCTTTTTCTAGTTTGTAAGCCATTTCCATAGCTTGATTGGTGATGTTGATTGATATACTACTAATCGTATTAGCAATTATCTCAGCTTTCATTTTATCTGTAATAGATGAATTTTTATATACATCAACTAATGTTTCCTTAGCATGTAAGTACGCACTTCCTTGCCCTGTTGATGCTTCCATCAACTCTTTGTACGTATCAATGATGTTTATCTTATTGACTAGTACTTGATTATATGTTGTTGCCATTTATTCTCCTTCAAACCGGTTTTCATCTCCGCTTGTAATGTGCGCAATTGGGATGTTGTTGATATCCTTACCAAGATATATACTCATTGTATATGTAACTCCCCAGCATTAAGATCTATTTTCATAGTGTAATTGCTGGCATCGCCTCCAGAATTGTAAATAACCCCTGTAGATATATTACTGGCGTTTATATTAGTAACACTTACTAAACCTGCATTTAATGTACCTGTAGTTATTTTGCTTGCACTTAATGTACCTGTAGTTATTCTGCCCCCATCAATCACAGTAGTTCCTGTAGCACCTAGGTCTGCAGCTGTCAGTGCATCTGGGTCCCCACCTTGCACCCATCCTGTAGTTGTATATGTATACAACACAGATTTAGCAGGGTTATCAGTTGCTGTATATGTACTACCTGCTACAGCCGTCGCAGGTCTAGCACTTAGTAGTCCACTTGTATGTGTAGGAGTTCCGTTTACATTAGAGAACTCTACTAATCCATTGAACTTTATATTTGACCCATCTATACTAAACGGAGTGTACCCAGTAATACCATCACTTATACTGAAGTTTGTAGCTTTTATTTTAAAGTTACTTTTGGTATTACTGCCATCTCCAAATGACCATCCAGTGACACTACCGTCAGGAGCAGTTATTAATTTACTTGCGTTAGCACTCCATCCGTATGCAGTATTACTTTGGGTATTTATTATATCCACCCACGCAGTACCACTCCATGTTTTGGTTAAGTTTCCTGCATCAGTATCTACCCATAGGTCCCCTATATCAGCAGTAGTTAATCCTGTTGGTGCGCTTGTCTGATACCATGTTTTAATCTTACCATCAGCTGTACTTTGAGCTGTGCCTGCTAACACATCAGCTCTATACGCTTTATCCAATGCTACAGCAGTCTCTCCTGTATTAGTTCTCCAAGTTAGTGTTCCTATAGATGAGCCATCTAAGGCCTCGTACCTATACACTAGATATTTAGTCCCATTCCAACTATCAGTGTCTACCCAGTAGTCTCCGTAGCTCATCCCACTAGCAGGAGCTGTAGTTACGTAGAACGTATCTACTACACCGTCTCTTGCTTCCTCTAGGTCAGTAAGTTTAGCCAGTGAACTAGCAGAAGCAACAGTTGCGTTTAGAGCATCGGTATTAGTAGTATCAATCCAACTACTCCCATTCCAGGACTTAACTATATTAGTAGATAGGTTAATCCATAGATCTCCAATAGCTAATAATGGGTGTGTGATTAGTGTGGGCTCTACACCACTTCTTATAACAGCACTCTTGAATATACTTACCTCCTCAACAGTATCTATCCTAGCTGTTTGCTCATTATAGCTAGCCTGTAGCGTACTTATATTAGTAGCAGTTGCACTACCAGGAGATGTATACACACTAGCTAAATTTCCTATGTATGCATCCACATTACCATTGAATGTTGAACCAATTGCTTGTACTGCTATTGCTTGGGCTTCTGTAGGGGTTACTCTAGTAGCATATACATCTAATATGTCCGCAGAGTTAGCACCAATTTGACTACTTAATGTAGTTTCTAGAGCACTCAGACTCAAATTCGTACTTTCTATTTGACTTATAGCTTGGTTCACACCAATTTGTAGACCATCTAGCAACAATTGCATATCATTTAGTACACTAGTGATGTTACCGTCACCAGTAGTTAATTCTTGTTGTATCGCGTTTAATAACCAAGTAGGTGTTGCCCCGGTCATATTGCCTGTGTACATACCACTACTAGTTAGCACGTATGTATCTGGTTGTATTTCAGCTGTTATTGATTTAGTGACATCTACTTGAGTATCTGGGAGCCCACTATCAATTTCTACTACAGTCTCAGTACTAGCTTCTACTGTTGGTAGACTGTTTACTATTTCATCCATTTAACAACTCGCAGGTATTACGTATACTTTATCTAAGACTACTACTCTACTTGGAGTGGAATCAGTGAATACCAAATCTACAATCATTTGATATGTAGGTTTTAAGTAGTATCCATCAACTTTATCACCTCTTTCAACTGTCATTAATGCAGTGATTGTACTCGGTACTGTTATTCCTATCATACCGTTTAGATACGTTAACGGGTTGGCTAATGGATCATCTGGGATTTTCTCAATTACTGTGCCTGTGTTATCTAAACATACCAAAGTAGCAGAATCCATAAATTTTACACTACTAGTAACCAAATCCAAATTAATCACATCTTGAGCTATGAATGAGTCTTTTTCAATTACTTTTATATTGAATTTGAATTCTTTACCTTTTGGCACTATTAAATCAGCCATTGATTATCCTTTTGTAATTTACTATAGAACCCACCTTAGTGAGCTCTGAATAAACTAGTCTTTGAATTTTCGAGTATTTTGTGCTCTTTTCATTTGGTCAATCTCATCCTGAGTCCAACCATCTACTTTTGTTACTCGGAATCTTGGTTGGGATTTTACAATCGGCTCGCCTGCAGCATTTTTTGTATGCACAGTCATTAGTACTGCTTCTAACTTTTTAGCAACACTAAATGGAAGTGCTTGAGGGTTACCATGTAGTCCTACATTCCAGTTTTTGGGCCCTGTGGTCAAGTTACCATACTGAATTGGGAATGTGCGTGTTTCGTCATCATCATCAATTTGTACGGAATGTTGGTGGTCTGTTACAATGTACTTATATTTAATTTGTTTTAACATTGCTCTTTCATGTTGATCTACGACAATTTTTGCATCAACCTCTTCAGGTTTTGTAGTTTTTGGAGCCTTTTCACTCTTTTCTTTTGCTTCGTCTAATTCTTTTTTAGTATCAGCATTGACGATGTCTTGGGATGCTTTGAACTCTTCTAATACTGCTACGTATTCAGCATTAGTGATGCTTTCTGGGTCCTTTGCAGATTCAACTACCTTTGCCATTAATCCCAAGCTTTGAGTAGCTTTGATTAATTCTTCTTTATTCATTAACTTAAATGCTTTTGCCATTTTTATTATCCTTGTTTTATAGTTGGTTTTCACCATTGCTATTTAGTTGTAGGCATTTCAGCCTACACATTTTTTATTTTAGCCCAATTTGTCTTAATGATAGCTAAGTAGGACCGTAGTCCTACTTAAGCATTACTTAAGCTGCCGCAACAATACTTGGGTTTTTGGAAACCGAGAATTTTAATGAGCACAAGCGTTCTGGACGGTAGATAAGCATACCATAACTCCAGTTAGCCGCAATACCAGCCATTTGTGCATGCATATCATTGTGAACGTCCGCTTTAGGTGCAATGTACTTGGCTGCAGTGTTGTTACCACCAAACCCAGTAATTGTGAAGGAGTCATCTCCCACTACCAACGCAGTGAACACGTCATACTTACCATTGGTTTTGTATGCAGCCGCTTGAGTTGCAGCATTAGCAGCATCTACACCATCACCTGCATCTACAGCTAAACCAGCCGTTAAACCAGCACCGTACTCACGTTCCATGTCTTTTACAGTTACGAATCTGAATTGACCAATTTTACCAGCTTCACCATCTACTAGTTCTGTACCAGCTGCGTACTGTTCTTTTGGAACCCACACAAGCACATCACCAGGACCTTTCATTGCACGCAATGTAGGAAGTACTTCTGTATTTACATAAACAATCCATGCATCAGAGACTGTTTTAGTATCAACCAAGTCGACACCGGTTAGGATTTCTGTATCCATTGGTACATCATTGTTTAGCAAGTACTGTTCAAGTGTCTCAAGTGCTGTATATGTTAACACATCCAAACCATCAATTTCAGCAATTGTGTCTGTAGCTGGGTTAGCAGCAGCATTACATACAATTGAATTAATTGAACCAGCAGCAATCAAGTCTCTACGAACTTGCATTTCTTTCAAGTCTTGAACTGCATCAGCCATATACTGGATCTTACGAGCAATCAATCCCTTACGTGAATCTAGGTCTACAGATCTCATTGAGAACTTGTGGCCAATTCCGTGGAATGTAATGTTTGCAGATACCATTTTACTGTAGTGAGTTAGTAAGTTAATTACTCCACCCTCTTCAGGCATCTCAACTAGTGGTCCTTCTGTAGCAGCATACGCAGCTTCACCATTAACCATACCACCTGAACCTGACACAACTTCTTCGCCAACACCTGCATCAGCGATTGCAGCAGCTTTAGCAGCAGCTCTTGCTAGTTCCCATGTTGCATAAGTACCAGTAGCAAAGTAACTTTTTGTATCAAAAATTGCAGTTGCAGTTGTAATGTCTTTTGAACCTGTTGGAACAACGTACCATACATCTTGCAGGATTGTTGCTGTATTAGCATCAACACCACCATCAATTAGTACACGCTTGTCAAGCATACCATAACTTACTTCTCGTGACAATTTGTCACCATGGTTTTTTGGCATACTAAAACGATCTGCTCGTACTGAGAAGTATCGCTTTCGTTTTGGTACTTCCACTACCGCTTTGGTTACGAACGCATCAGTAAACTGTTTATCAATAGTACTTGAAGTAGTACCACCTGAGTTAAATTTTCCCACTAATTCAGCCATATTCTATCCTTATTTTGTTTGGGCCGATGTTTAATTCATCAGCATTTTCCTGAACTCTGCCCTAAAGTCATCACCTTTTAACTCTTCGAGTTTTGGTTCTGGTTTCGGTTTGCTCACCACTTTACTCTTACTCACCGAAGCGGCCAATCTTCGCTGCTCAGCAATTTCTTGCTCTTTTGCTGCAGCTTTACGTTTGAACTCAGCTTCTTTTTTAGCTTTTTCAGCCTCGGCAGCTTTGTCAACTGCAGGTACTGCAGGCGCTACAACCTTTTTAACAGAGGCTTGCTGCGATTGTCGTTGCAAATTAGCAACTGCAGCTCTGTATCTCTCAACCGAGTTCATACCATCTAGAGCACCCGTCGAGTCCAACAACTCCATTCGTTTAATTTCATTTTGGACTACGTCGTAAGTTCCATCTTTCAAGTGTTGTAATAAGTCTGCTCTTACAGCACCATTACTCACGAACTCTTGCAAACTAGGAATGTCCCAGTCCTTACTTATGACCCTATTAAATTTACTACCAACCCCCAAGTTTTCTGCTTGCTCATATGTTTCCTCAATTAACAATTGAGCATCTGACGGCAGTCTGCTCTTTGGAGCATACTTGATGTCATCTAAGTCCAACTCCAGTGGATCAATGCTGTGTTCCTTAAGCACTTTCTTAATCGCTTCTGGGTCGCCATCCAACAAGCTCATGGCCAAGTTGAACTTTTCTGGGTCTGCTACAACTCCACGCTCTTCTAACGGTTTTAGGAACTTTTTGTATTCTTTGAATACTTTCATTTTGTCACTATACCCATGGAGCATTTGTTGGGCTCTAATCAGATCCTCAGGGTTCTTGAACCCTTCAACTTCTCTACCATTAGCAGTAAACTTAGCCAACGCCACTTTCTCGTAGAACTCTTTGTAATTTATATCTTCAGCTGTCTCTGATTCGTCTTCAGATTCGCCTGCATCATCCTGAGCGTTTTCTTCCAGTTCTTCCTCTGCAGTGTCAGAAGTTTCCTGAGCAGAATCGTCATTCTCCTCGTTCGTTTCTTCCTCTTCTTCAGTCTCAGTTTCCTGGTCTGTGTCCTCAATGACAACTTCAGTGTCTTCTGTAGCAGTAGTGTCTTCTGTGTCTACCACTTCTGACTCTTCCTCAACCTCTTCAACCTCTTCAACCTCTTCACTTACGTGTGTGCCGTTAATCATCTGCTCTAGCAGTTCTTTTGCGCTTAACTCAGCCATAGTTATTCTCCTTTACCAGTAAGCAGTTCTTGCTTCTGTCGGAGTAGTTCTTCGGTGTCCTTTACCGCATTACTCGCCGAGATTTTTACTATGCCTTTGTAATCTGGTGAGCCCAAATATCTACTTAAGTTTTTGATTGTGTCTAACTGACTTAAGTAGTTATTTTTGTCTTCTGGTTTAATTGTTAGGGGATGTGTTAGCAATTTGAACACTCTTTCAGCTTCAATTTCTAAGTAGCCCTCAGTAATTACCAGATGGAACTCCTCCATTTGCATTAACTTGTCTAGCGCCTCACCCCTTTTGATGTTCCATTCCAGAACCTCTAGGTTTTTATCGATGATTTCAACTTGTTCATCAATGTTAAGTGTATCTCCACTCATTGCATTAATCCTTTGTGTTTTACGGCTTTTAGAGACGTTCAGTGTTCGGTCTTGACTTTTAGCGGAGCACTTGTCCAAGTCCTCGATTTTGTCCTTGTTTCATTGCATTTACTAGTCCGGCTTTAGCCTCGTCTAACACGCTAACATCTTCTAGTACTGCTTCTGTTGGCACTTGACCGCTCATGGCGGCCTCAATCATTGCCAAGCTATACGACTCTTGGTCTGGCACACTTTTAGCAATTTCACTAGCAATTGTTGAGTAGTCATTTGTTACCCCAGTATCTCTTGGAACTAATCCTTGTTGCCCTGAGTTTCTTTGCAGGTACTCAGCAAGTACTGGGTTAGTGTTTGCACTGCCTGCAGCCTCTGTATTTTGTACCACCGAGTTTCTTTGATTGGCTTGGGATTGCATAGCACTAGCCTCTGCTCTTTGTCTGCTTAAGTCTTGGTATGTAGGGGCTCTTGCCATTATTCATCTCCTCTAATTTTCGTCATTTTATCACCGCCAACCTTAGAAGCAGCTTTTTCAGCCAGCTTCGCAGCAGCGTCGAATTCCTTGTCTAATTCATATTGCGCTCTTTTTTGTCCTGTTACATCTTTTACGAATTCATTAGCAAGTGCATCCGTCTGTTCTCGTATAAACTCAGCATTAGCAAGTGCCTCTTGAGCTTTTGCTAATCTTTCTTTTGATTGCGCTTCTTTAGTCAATCTGTCGAACTTATTCTCTTCTGTTCTACTTACTCTTTCAATTATTCTTGAATCCATTTCTTCTAGTTCTTTTATAGCAATCATTACTTTTAGTTTAGCTTCTTCTAGTGCAAGTGCTTTTAGCTCCTCTTGAACTGGATCAGCCTGCGGTTCGTATATTTCAATCGCTTTTGCTAGGTCTGGCTGTTTCCACAGTTTAGCAATTTTAGCTCTGTATATCCTAGCCTCAGCAGGATCCATGCTGGCAGCATTTGTTTGTAGTAGCATATTTAATTTATTAGCAGTATCTTCATCTTTCTCTGGCGTTGACACATCAACTATCAAGTCGAATTCTCCTGCCAAGTCATCCCTGCGAACTGTTACGAATTCTTCATTAGTAACCCGGATTACTTCTTCTTCACTCAAATATGCTTGGTTCATAGCAATTGTTAATCGTGCCATGTCTTTGAACATCTCACTCAATCTTCTTAGGATGCTCAACTCTCTTTGACTTGTAGCATCTAGGGCAGATCTAATCCCTCCAACCGAATCTCCCAATGAATTACCTGATAGCCCCCCCCCGAATGCTTTTGTACCTGTTAAGGACTCAGCGTCTGATTGTTGCCATTGAATCATATTAAACACACTGGGTGGTACGGGATCTACTGTTTTTTTATATATTGAGCTCGCAGGGTTCATTCCTGCTCGGTAGTACACTGTATTGCCTTTTTCGTATTGTTGTGTTACTGCCATATTTGGGAACAGAGTTTCATCAATAAACTCTTGACCAACAGCTTGTTCACTTGTTATATCATGCGCAGCTCTTGTCAATTTCCCAATTGACTCTTGGTTTTCGCGCAGCAATTCAGCATCCGGCTCCCCCATCACTTCTTTTTTGATTGGCATGTATTGTGCTATACTGAACGGCAGTCTACCATGGGGAAATGGGTTCTTTTCTAGCCTAATCAGTACGGTCCCAACCCATGTAGCAACGATTGGCACTAGTACATCGTCATCATTGATGTCCCAGTAACCCCAGTATTCGTATGCAGTTAGTTTCTTTCTTGCTCTATCTGTGTATTTGAATTCATTGTATGCTTGGCTTTTGTGCTCATCGTACAGTGCTGTACCATCTTCATCTTTTAGCAAGTTCAGGTTGTGGTACACTCCGGCAACTTCCCCAGTCTCGGCGTCTTTGTAGTATTCTTCTTTCTTTAGCTCAGCCATACTTGTATCGTACTCGTGGATGATGAACCCAGCATGGGACAACTCTCCTTCGCATGTGGGGTCGATTATTACGTTTGCTGTATTACACACTTCATATTTGGGCTGATTTTTTACTATTTTTGACACCTCAACTTCAACTTCTCTTACACCAATTTGCATTGGTGTACCATCCATCATGCGTTGTTGGAATTCTTCCACTGGCATCTGCCCAGTTCTGACTGCTTCTTCCATTAACATCAAGGATTCTTCTGGTCCAGCATATACAGGCTGTTCTTGTAGTACTTTAACTATCTTTTCTTCAACTTCCCACCCTGTTTTTACGATTACCGTACCATCATCTACTGCATACCTAACTACTTCATTTATTAGTTTTATTTTGTTGATTTTGGTTGACCATTGGTAATTGAGTACGAGAGCATTTTGTTCAGCAGCTTTGGTATCTTCCCATGTTCTCGGACGTATCTCGAACATGTCTTCTGTATTTAGGAACGGGTCTTCTAATTTTGGGTATTTCCACTCAGCATTTTTTCTAACTACTTTTGGTCTGGCAGTTGATTTGCCTGGTCTAGCATTAATCTTTTTACCGCCATCTCTATCTTCTTCATACTGCAGTAACTTTGCTTTGTATTCTCCATGGAAGCTTGAGGAATTGTCATAGTCTGCTTTTAAGTCTTCATAAGTCGGTTCATTAGCCCAACCAGGTTGTAACTTTACTTTATCAGTTTTAGTTTTTGCATGTGTCATGTCAATCCTATCTTAATTAATGCTTTATTATATCGTTTTAATTCTTAAGTGAGTCTTCTATGACTCCTAGTAATCAAACAGTAAATTTTGGTCTTTGTTTGTATCAACATCTACATGTATAAACTTCTTGGGACCATTATATCCTATTCTAGTGAACCCTGCATTAAATAACGCCTTCAATATCTTAAACCTAGTTGCACTATTAGGTGCAGCAATATCTACAGCCAGACCCAGTCTATGCGAGCTGGTTTTGCTAAATCCTTTCTTTACATCGTTATACCAAGGGCATCTAGCCCCAGAGGTGATAACAAACGGAACACTTGCTATTGCCCTTGCAATCTCCAATTTTTCCCATAACTCACTGCTCTCTATTGTCATCCCGCAACCACAGGGGCAGTCAACCATTTTGTCTGTTTTAAAGTACTTTGTGTCTTCTTTTTTCATTTAATTTTCCTTTCTTCTGCTGTTTTACAGATTTTATTCTGCTCATCTAACACTATACACATTACCACATCCCTTACGCTTTCACACGAACCACAACCGTTATTCAACACAACCAAGGTAACACGTTGTTTAAACTAACCAAAAGCTATTACTTTTATCGAGATAGGCGGAAAATAGTATTCTTTATCTGCCCACCATGTCATACTGCGTCTAAAGGTTATGCCACTAGAAGTTACATAATAAGATATGTCATCACTAATACTCCAGTAATCTGTATAGGACCAAGTAGTTGAAGACATAGTCTGATTGTGTGCATACTCTTCATGATAGATTATTCGTTTATTACTTGTTTGATTACCAGCAAAAATACCATAATTAAACTCTTTGCTCCCACTACCAACAGCGTTCCATCTACTCACTGTAGCATAAGCATAAAAGAAAGATAAATCAGATTGACTACTTATACCAAGCGAACTGAAGGGCACAGACCTAGTTTCTGTTAAAGCGCTGGAGCTCCTGGTTTTTCTCATGTAACCTGGGAAAGAAGTAGAACTCTCTCCTCTATAAGCTATTTTACCTTCCCCTAAAGTTGAAAATAAAGCTTTATCACCTTTAAGTATTTCTGTTTTTGTTTGGTTAGACATAATAGAAAGTGAGCCAGACGCCCCACTATTTATAAATTGTACTGTTTGACCTGGTATGTTTGCTACTTTATCTACATTATTTATCTGCCCTTTATTTACATAACCATAGTCAATTAAATTTATACCGTTAACTATAATACCTGAGTTTTTAATTAAAACCGAGTGGTTACTGGGGGATTTAGGAACATAAACTTTATTAACTATATTTTTAAAAGCAAAACACCTAACAGTTGAATAACTGCCGTTCATCGTATAAACCATATAAGTACTACTAGGTTTATAGTCAAAGCTCCAACCAAAATTAGGGTAAGTAGCTGACCATGTACCAAAAGCTATCTGTGTCTCAATGCCTTTAAAGTCCCAAGGATTAGAATCAGAATAAAAAGAATTTCTATCTAAGTAGCTTCCGCCACTATATACATTATTATCTACAACAAAGCAATAAGCTATATTATTAGCCCCCAACCAGTTAGCATCAGTCGAAGATAAAATGGCATGGGTATAACCTGAAGATGCGGCTCTTGAAACTGGGAGTTCTTTTATATCAAGATAAGGTAAACTACTATGAAATATAGTGTTACTTAAAACTCCGCTTTTAAGTTGAGGTATAGTATTTACCCCTTTGGTTATATGCATCACCTTCTTATTAGAAGTATCAGTTCCAAGGTAAAAACTCATTTAATCTTCCTTTCCACTACTTGCCATAAGTCATTTTGTGCATCTAGCATGTAATACAACACATTGTCATACAACTGGTCATAACTCAAACACGGACTAATATTAAGCACCTCTCGAATAGATCAAACATCAAAACGAGATAGATATGAGACCATCACCTACCACCCCTAGCCCTCATGGAGGGCTAAACCACCACCATCTAATCATCCAACCCCCTTGCAAATTCTCTAACATTAAAATTCGGGCATGTCTTTCCCCTGTCAAGCTCCCCATGTCCAACCACGTCCTTCTCTT